GTCTCTGGTGTGAGGAGGTTTTTGAACACACTCACGTCATCAAGACTGTCCAGGAGTCAGTGCAGTATCCCCAGCTGTGTGGAAAGTGTGATCGCGCTGGGACTGTTGTCCGATTTGGTGAACGGGATGGAGAACCTGGTTTCGAGATCCTGAGGGCACACAAGATGAAATTTGCCCCATTCCAATTCGCGACCGAACTGAGCGGCTCTGGCGATGTCCATACGCGCAAGAAGGAAGCCATGAGGACCGAGCTCTCCGGATCTGGTGATGTTCACACCAAGAAAAAGGAAGCCCTTCACACGGAAATCACTGGCTCTGGGGACGTCGCTACGGAAGAAGCGGAGAATGACGACGACACCGTCGGGGATGACTACGAACCAGTGATCAGTGAGGAGAAGATTGAAGCTCAACTTCTATCAGACCCAAATGCGTTCCAGGTCTCTAGGAAGATTCTTCACAACATGTACAATTTGGACGTGAAGACCGAAGGTGTGTGGAAGGCTCGCATTAAGGTCTGTTTCATTGTCGGACGCACCGCTCTCACCGCAGGCCATTTGGCCCCTCACTTAGAGAAGGCCGAAGAGGTTCGCCTCTCCAACGCCACCGTGCGTGATGGCCACGTTATTCCCAAGGACAAGCTGAAGTGGATTAAGTTGACGAGCAAAGATGGAGTGTCGAAAGATCAGCTCTTGATTGTGTTCCCAAAATCAGTTCACGACCATGCCGACATCACAGGGAGCATAGCTTCGTCTACGGAAATGACGCGTTTCAACACCGTCAATGGGTGTCTCATGGCCCCAGCCGATGGTGTTGTTACGATGCGGTACGGACAGATCCGCGCAGTGGATGACGTCAAGCCTTACTCGGACAACCTCGGAAATTCTTACAAACTACGTTCTGCGTATCAGTACAATCTGGAAACAAAGGACGGAGATTGTGGGGCGATCCTGATGGGTGTTCACGTTGGGCTTGCTCGCAAGATTATTGGCGTCCACGTAGCGGGAAGACTCGGAATTGGCATGGCCTCTCCTTTGAACATCGACGACATTCGGCGTGGTTTGGCTGCGGTGGAGATGGATGCTCAGGTGAGCCTCAATTTGGACCCGCTATTGAAGCCACCTGTCGCCGGTGAGGAGATTGCATTGCCGGAGGGAGATTTTGTGCCAGTCGGAAAAGCTTTATACAAGGTCGCTTCCCCGTCCAAGACCGCACTGCGTGAGAGCGCGGTGTACGGAGTCATTGTGGAACCCACCACGGCACCGAGCGCTTTGCGACCGCAGAGGGTGAATGGCGTGCTTGTGGATCCAATGCAGCAAGGTCTTAAAAAGGCGGGGAAAATCCCGCCATCTTTGGACCTCAAGCGTTTGGCTATTGCTGTCAATGACATGGAGCGCATCGTGAACACTCTGCCCGAACCAGATCACGCTCGCGTGCTTACTGATGATGAGGCAGTTGCTGGAGTCGAGGGAGACGCATTCTTGGCACCGATTAACCGCAAGTCTTCTCCTGGATTTCCTTTGACTCGAGAGAAGAAGGGAATGCCTGGGAAGATGCGATGGTTAGGTGACACCGATTACAAGCTGGATCCCGAGATTAAGGAGAAGATGAAGCAAGTTGAGGAGAATGCGAAGAACAACGTGCGCACACCTACCATTTGGACTGACACACTTAAGGACGAACGGCGCCCGTTGGAGAAAGTTCTAGTCGCAAAGACGAGAGTTTTCGCTGCGGGGCCGATGGTCTACACGTTGGTTTTCCGTAAATACTTTCTCGGCTTTGCTGCTCACTGCGCCAAAAACAGGATTGATAATGAGATCTCTATTGGGACTAACCCTTATTCCCTGGATTGGACGCTGACTGCCAAGAGGCTACGTAGCAAAGGTGACAAAGTGATCGCGGGAGACTTCTCCAACTTCGATGGCACCCTCGTACTGGAGCTACTCGCCGAAGTCGTGGAAATTGTGAACAAATTCTATGATGATGGCGAGGAAAATGCTCAGATCAGGCGTGTTCTCTGGAAGGAGATTGTGAACTCAGTCCACGTTTGTGGCGACAACGTCTATTTGTGGACACATTCTCAACCATCTGGGTGTCCGATCACAGCGATTCTCAACTCACTGTACAATTCCATCTCCATGCGTTACGTGTGGCTTACGGTCATGCCTGAAGAGTACTGCACGATGAAGGCTTTCAATGAGCACGTCGCCATGGTTTCGTACGGGGATGACAACTGTGTCAACATTTCCGATGCCGTCATCAATCAGTTTAACCAGCTGACCATTGCTGAGGGATACAAGGAGATAGGCATGACATACACTGATGAGACAAAATCTGGCAACATGATTCCGTACCGTTCCCTCAGCGAGATTAAGTACCTCAAGCGAGGGTTTCTGTGGGACGAAGAAGAACATCAGTACATAGCCCCACTGGACTTGTCCGTTGTCCTTGAGCTGACCAACTGGGTGAAGGGCGATTTTGACCATGAGGAGAGGACTGTTGAAAACATGGAAACATCGGCTTTCGAGCTCTCGTTACATGGACGCGAGGTTTTTGAACACTGGATCGGAAAATACAAACAGGCTGCTCGCGGTTTTCAGACACGCCCACTCTTCTTGACCTATGACGAGTATCGATTTGTCGAGGCTAAGAAGTATGGGCGGCTGGCAGCTGCCTGCAATTAAATCCAGAGCTAGGGGCTCTCTCTAATCGCCGCAAGGAGGGAGCAGCAAAGCCCGGTCTCTGGTCTTCGTTTTAGAAGGGCGGAGAGCTTCGGCTCTACTGGCTGGTGTGTGCCGCCTAAAATCCAGGCTACCAGCTCGGCGCTTTTGACCAGATCCGTTTAATCGAGCGACTGGGAGTTAGATAACTCAATCGATTGCTACATCACAAGATCAAGATTTGTCCCATATTGGGCCACAAGAAAATGTTCAGCAGATCACAACATTCGTAGACGATTCTAACATCCAGTCATACGAGAAGCCACATATTTCATCTGTGACTGCATGGACGAAAATGGCGGAGGACGACAAGTTGCATGATATTCATGCCATCCTCCGTCGTCCTGTGAAAGTTTTGGAAGGGGAATTCAACAATGCCTTTACGACAGTAAGTTTGAAATTTCCCGATGTCATCTTCCAGAACTCTGCAAACGTCGTCAAGAAGCTCGATTTCTTCACTTTCTTTCGAGCAAATGTCAAAATTCGCCTTGTTTTCAATGCCACCCCTTTTATGAGTGGCAAATATTGGCTTTTCTTTGCACCTTTTGATGACGTTTCAAATCGTGGCGCCATGCTCACTAACTTACCTAACTGTACCGGGTTTCCTGGAGTTGAGATTGACGTTGGCAGCAATGCACCTGTTGAGATCAAGATGCCATATTGCTCCCCTCTGTCTCATTTCAACTTGATTGATTCTCACTCCAACATGGGAGAGATGTACATAGTACCGATCAATCCCATTCAATCTGGCACATCTCCTCTCACTCAAGGCGCAAATTTCACCATTTTTGCCTGGTTTGAGGACATTGAGCTGGCCATGCCCACCTCGAAAGCAGTGACTGTTCCTCCTGTCCCCCCCGATCCTCCCGTTGAGGAGGAGGTGTGGAAAGCACAAGTTGGCGTCATTGCTGACGAAGAGGAGTGGACTGCACAGGTTGGTTCTGAAGAACATGCCGCCACTTCTGGACCCCCCATTTCTGGAATTGCCAGAGCTGTTGCTTCAGCAGCCTCTGTGCTTGGTTCTGTTCCCGTTCTTGGCAGCTGGATGCGACCAGTTGAATGGGTGTCACGAGCCATTGGAGGCGCAGCGTCCGCAGTTGGCTGGAATAAGCCTACCAATCTTGATAAGAATTGCCCATACATCAATGTGCCCGCTAAGGGTTACACGAATGCTGATGGAATCGATCTTTCTTCAAAGCTCGGAGCAATGCCTGACAATGGTCTGACATATGATGGAGGAATTTTCTCAACGGAGGTGGATGAAATGGACCTTACGTATGTTTCGTCCAAGTCATGTCTCTTCCGTTCCGCGATTCCGTGGACTTTGTCGACCGCTGTTGGCAAAAATCTGCATTACAATGCAGTTGCGCCTGGGCTCGTTCAAGGAACATCTACCTTGAGCCCAACTACAGTGGCGTACGTTGCGTCCATGTTTCAGCAATGGCGAGGCACCATCAAGTACAGGCTTGCTGCAGCCAAGACTGCTTTCCATACCGGGAGATTGAGGATCACGTATCACCCTGGGATCTATGGATCGAATGCTCTCACGGGCACAACCGCCGAAAATGCGTACAATTGGATTCTCGATCTGAGTGTCTCTTCAGAACTCGAGTTTGAGGTGCCGTATGTGTCCAATGTCCCTTGGAAAGAAGTGTACCTTGGACAGTATGATGACGCAAATTGGGATCTGGAAAAGCACTCCACTGGCACGATTACTATCACTGTTCTCAACGAATTGCGACGAGCTTCGGATTCTGTGGCGGACAATGTGCCTTTAAATATGTGGATCTCTGGCGGTGATGATATTGCTTACGCCATGCCCGACTTCGCGCGTTTTTCCGTCGCTGAACCTCCTAGTGAATTAGGCGAACTTCAGGAAGATGCGGAGCCGGAATGGAAAGCCCAGGTGTTCAACTTGACATCGACTGCCATTGAGCACAATGAGCAAGTGCAGGACACATCAACGTCTGTGTTTCCTATGAGCATGATGGATCATACCATGGCGGAACAGCTATGCATCGGAGAGAAAATAACGAGTCTCCGACAGCTTATCAAACGCTTTGGTCTTACGTCAATGGGCGACCCTTTTCCTTACGTCAACAAGACTGGCGTTAGTTACGCTTTCCCCGGACCAATTCCGATGAATTATGACAAGTATCTTTTCAATAAGATTCGGATCGATCCTGCTTACTTTGGAGAAACGACAACTTCAGGTTCCGCCCAGTGGCAATACATTAAGTACCCAGTGTCAAAAGCTGCGAACGGACATTTGAACGAGGACGACTTTCAAGCTGTCGTCCAACTTCCCGCTCGCTGCCCGTTGTACTACATCTCGTACCTTTATAGGTTTTGGCGAGGTTCGAGGAGGTACAAGTTCGCTACTCCTACAACCAATGGATTGCGATGCACCAACCAAGGTTTTCGTACGTCGTATTCCTATGACACGACACGAACAGAGTACACCAACGCGATCGATGGGTTTGAGTATGACGCCATTCGACCAACTGATCCTCTTATAGTGCGACGATCAACCAATATCGATGAAAACGGAACTCTTGACAAGCCCGTTCTTGATACTTTCAGCGACACGCAGGCTTCGTCGACATTTGAGCACTACGTGTACCCCGATCTTAATGGCACCGTTGAGTTTGAGGTACCCTACTACGCTCAGACTCCCATCTCCCTCGTAGGAGAGGGGAAAATCTCGAACGTGGATGGGCCCATAATTAGGCGCAGCAAGATTGACATCATGCGCTCTCTCAACCCGAAAGGCTTGGATCGCCCCATGTATTCATATTACAGCGATACGGTCTTCCCTCAGAGTCCGATTCTCGCTGCTGTTGATGCAGGTGGGGTTCGTAACTGCTTTGGTGCATACAATTTGTATGAGGCAGCTGGCGACGATTTCAGCTTTGGCTATCTCATTGGAGCCCCGCGCATTCGCCGGCTCGATCACATTTAAACTTCAGAAGAAATTGCTTAATAGGTCTTTCCTTCTTCCTTTGTTTCCGCAACTACCCTCTTGGTGGTCACCCCATGCGAAAGTGGGGTCCTTATCATATTCTAGTACGATGAACCACCCACGGGGTGGATGTAGTTTTACTAGGTCAGTATGCTGAGGTTCAGCCTTGAGTCTTATTGGTTTAGAAGTTTATATTAGGATTAAAATTCTTTCGTACTAGACTTTAACC